ACGATCCAGTTGTTTCCCAGTCACGATCGGAGTCCCGATCGTAATTTTGCTTGATGTTTTTTTTTACATCTCGTGCTAGCTTCTTTTCCCTTAATAGTATTTACATATCTTTTTTGTCGTTCTCTTGCGTATGCCATATTATTTAGCTTCCCCCCATGAGGGCCCTTTCTCTAAATCAATTACACTAGGTAGATTTAATTCTACACAGTGTTCCATTATTTCTATAATCTTTTTCGCTTGTTCATCTGATTCAAAAGAAAGATCAAGTTCATCATGAACCTGTATCAAAGGTAAAAAACCTTCTTCATATAAAGTAACCATCGCTTGTTTAGTTTGATCAGCGGCGCTACCTTGTATCAATCTATTCAATGCTTTGTATGTCCACCCTCTTTTAATTCTAGTGAACCCGCCATACTCTCGTTCAGCCTGTTCTTTAGGAAGAGGTAAGCCGGCTCCAAATTCTAAAGGCTCCCATAAATCAAAACGGCACTTACGTCCTTTAATAGTTCTAATAAAACCTACATCACCTGCTCGTTTTTGAGCGTTCTTAGTAAGTTGTCTAACAAAGGGTACATTGGTATGGTATTTAACAAAAAGTTCCTCAGCCTCAAATTCTGTAAGATTTAATTCATTTGCTAGTTTTGCTTTACCCATACCATACATCATGCCTAAGTTAATTGTCTTAGCTTGCTTACGATCAATGCCTGCCATGTCTGCTACTGTTTGATGGAAATCTATGTTCCCAGATTTGTATCCTTCTATTAAATGATCTGACCCTTCAAGTTTAGTTAAGTTTGCATAATGCACTAAGAGTCTTGGCTCTTGCTGAGAGTAATCAAAAGCGCCCCACTGCTGCCCCTCTTCTGGAATAAATAATCTTCTAATCAAAGGACCTATTTCTTTATTACGAGCAGGGATTTGTTGCAGGTTTGGATTCTGCATACTTAATCTACCAGAGATTGTACCTCCCTGCTCGTTTCTCATTTGATTTATTTCTGCGTGGATTCGTCCTTTGTGCTCGTGCTTGAGAATACTATCAATGAAAGTGGTTCTCGCCTTATTAATTTCTCTAGCTTCAACAACCAATCTTGCAATTGGATTAGAATGATTTGACAAAAAGTCTTTGTCAAAACGAGGCTGTTTAGACTTCTCAGTACGTTCGTAAGGCACTCCGGCTGCATCAAAAGCTTTAGCGACAGACGTTGGAGTCCAAATATCAACATGGACATTTGTACTCTCATGTATTTTTTTAAGTATCTTTTTCTCTGAAGTAAGTAAAAACTTCTTTGTTCTCTCTGCATGGTCGACATCTACTTTAACTCCTTTCTTTTTCATTTCAAATAAAACAGGAAATAAATCTGTTTCTAATTTGAATACATCTATTAATTCTTGTTTAACTATCTCACGTCTTAATATTTCCCACAACTTTAAAGTTAATGCTGCATCTTGTTCAGCATAAGGACCCACGTACATAGGAGGCAACCTCCACATCTCAGTCTTCGCATTAACACCCCACTCTTTCGCTGCATCATATAAAGCTGTCTGTGATTTTTTTTCTCCTACATATTTTTTTCCTAACTCATCAAGAGAAAATCTTCTAGGCTCGTTCTCATTTACTAAAGGACCGGCAATCATAGTATCAATAATTCTACCATGAACCTTTAGTCCCATTTGATGTAACCACCCTACATCATAAATTGCATTGTGAAATATTTTATCACAAGGTAATTCTAATATTTTTTTAAGTTGTCTTGTAAATATTTTAACATCTATGTTGCCGCCACCTTCATGCCTAATAGGAAAATAACCTTTCCATCCTTCAACAGCTATAGCTACACCAATAACATAACCATTACTGATTGCCCATCCTGGTCCTATTCCTTCGTTTAATCCCTTATCCCTCGTCTCTAAATCAATAGCAATTTCTTTTGCTTCACTTAAATCTGGTATTCTTTCCGGAGGAAGCCATTCAATTTTAGTTTGAAATAAAGGTATTTGCATAAGTCTCCTATTCTGTTTCGGTGTCTTGTATTTCTCCAGCGATTGCTGCATATCCCGCCATGTCTATGTAACAGTCCTCTGTTTTTCTATGTTTTAATCGTGCCACTTTTACTAACATCATACATATGGATACATCGTGCGCTGATATTTCATGATCTAAAAAACTACTCCATAACTTTGCAATGTTTTCATGGTTTGTTTTTTTGTTTCCATAATCTCTTTCTCTTGGGCCCCTTATAACTTTAATTGTTTTTTCTAAATATTCTCTGCTATCCATTTATGTTCTCCAAAACATTTCCGAAAACTCTTTATTAGTTTCCGAACGAACCATATGTAGTTCTTTTTTTGCTCGTGTCATTCCCACATAGAACACCCGACGTTCTGCATCTCTATTTTTCCTATACCCTTCATCAACACGATGCGAGAGTTGAGAAAATAATAATACGTTGCTTGCCTCCCCACCTTTAGATCCGTGAATAGTAGAAAGTCTTACCTTTGCTTCATGATTTAAATTTTGATTGCGTCTTAGCGAAGCTAATAAATAAGCTACTCGTGTTGGAGATATTCTATCTAAAGCCTCGTCCCATTGCATTGCTTGTGGTAATAAGAGTCCATAATCATTTACTAGTTCATGATAGTTATATTCTTTTTCCTCATTAGCACGGGGCATAGTCTTTGACCCATACTTAACACCAACATCTATACTCATATAATGATACATAGCTTTAGCTCCTTCTAACGTAATATATTTATTACGGGAAAGCCGTGTCCAACTATTGATAGCTAATAACAAACGATCACTTACTGATTTAGAATTTTGTCGTTGATAAAAAATTCCTCGTGTCTTTAACTCTTCTTCTACTTTATCTAATATGTAGTTTGTCCTAGCTAAAATTAACCAATCATCTTTTAAAAAATCTATATTACGATAAGGGTTCGGTTGAAACTTTAGTAAACCTTGTCTATCTGTAGCGTTCCAATTTTTTTCTACACGATTATCAATGCGACTAATCACAGAATTTGCACGATTTTGCACGGCTAACGGTACACGGTACGATTGATTTAAAATAATTCTATTTCCTTTCTGTTGTCTGAATCTCCAAGGATGTGCCCCGGCCCATTCAAATATTGCCTGATCATCATCGCCTGCAATATAAATATGAGTAGCATTTTTACATAATAAGTCTACCATATTCCATTGAATTCCGCTAAGATCCTGCGCCTCATCTATAATAAGTAAACGAAATTTAGGAGACGTGCCACGTTTTACAAATTCTAAAATCATATCCGTAAAATCTAAGAACCCGTTTTGTTTTTTATATTTCTCTAATCCTGATGCAATCTTACGTAGTTTTTGAAACCCTCCTTGTAAATGACCGGTGCTTGGCTGACAAAACTGATGTTCTAAACTAACATCTTTAATCCTCGCAAGATCCACAATATTTACAAACTTATCATCTTGCCAACCTGTTCCATAGTTGTCATACTTATTTGCCGGATTAGATATTTTTGCTTTTAACAAGCCAGACATTTCTTTGTAGTCATTATCATCCATTAAAGAAGAATCGTTTAATCCTAATTCCATATAAGCTAAACTATGTAAGGTTCTAAAGTATTTAAAATCTTTTTTATCGTACTGCGGAAACTGGTTCACGGCACGGGTGATAGCTTCGGTTGCTGCTCTACGAGTATAGGCAAAGTAACCAATTTGATCGGGCTCAATACCTTTAGTTAATGCCTCTTCTACTATACTTAAAAGTTTGTGTGTCTTGCCTGTACCAGGAGGTCCAAAAATAATATTCTTCATTAAAAAGCCTCTTTCTTTTTCATGTCTGGAAGAGGTATGTCTTTTTTATCTATTGGCTTAGAAGGCACATACCATAAATAATAAGTAATATTCTTAACTGTTTTTCTATGATTGCCCCCTCCTAAATCCTGCATAACTCTTGCATGCATTTCTGTTTGAGTAAGAGCAACAAATCTTTTCTTGTTTAAATACTCTTTTAAAGTCTTTGGTTGAAAATAAATTTTTCCTTCATTCTCCCAAGGCATTTCAATTGCTATCTCTTCTTCTCTATCTGATACTCCTTGATCATAAATAAAAGAATATAAATAAGAATCAAATTGACCGTACTTACTTATCTCTGCAGGAGTTTTAATTATCTCTACGTTCTCTAATAAACTTTGAATCTTTATGGTCCATGCGGCAGGGCTTAGGGCGTTAGGTAATTGTGTTAATGCGTCCATGCATTTTTTTCTAAACTTGCGTTGATCAAATAGTTCCTCTGTATTTAAAACTAATCTCTCTTCTTCAAAGTTTAAAAACCAAACAGGTTCATCTGAATCATATTTTTGTAGATCAGAAAATTTACTTTCATATTCTCCTCCTACGCCAAACTTACGCAAGCGACACTGAGGTGCATCACATCTTGAACACATTGGTTGATCTTTACATTTGTATTTATATTCTTTTTTCTCATGTTGATTAATTGTTTTAGTAACTTGCGCATGGCCTAATGGCGGCTTCATATATTTAAAATTAAATTCAGAAATTTTATCTTGCCAACTCTCAGGCCATTTCTTTTTTGCATAGACAGCGTACTGATATAGAACATTGTCTCTTCCCCCTTCATCTATACCAACACTAATTAATGTTTGTAAACACGGAGGACCATCTTCTAATTCTTCTATAGTTTTTATTTGTTTTATTTTAAATTTTTTTAAATTCTCTTCTGTTATTTTTCTTTCATCTACAAAAGAAAGAAACTCACTTAATAATAATGATTCTCCTTTACTATCAAAACCATTTCGTAAACTATCATCTCCACCATGATAAGGAAGATTTAAAAAGTTTCCTGTATCTCCACGGTCTGCTTGTAATTCTATTTGCTTTGGAAAAATTTCACAGTCGGCATGTCCTAACAAAGAAGAAAAACTTGTTAGTTTAGTGCGCATTAACTTAGCAGATACTACACCATCAATAAATAAAAATAGATGCGCCCCGCCACTCTTTGATCGACATGTAATCAAAGGTAATTTTAATTTCTCTATACTCTTAATTAATTTTTTATGATCTAAAGGATATGTATCTACGTCTATACACCCCCACCTACACATAGAGTCATCCATAATAGGAACGATACCAAGACTCGGATCCTTACCTTCTATGTGATCTACCCAATGCTGTGGTGTTACTGGTTCTTTTTTTATGTAAGACTTACCGCCTCGCTTGCCGTTATCTTTTACCTCGCCCGGTACATATACACCGTGTGCTCTTTCTAAACCGGTAAAAACTTCTTTAAATTTTTCTACACTCATTGTATCCTTCGTTGTTAAATTAAATGAGGGCGAACTATCGGAAGATTATTCGCCCTCACCATGCCCTAATACGGAAGCGGCCCTTTTTCCGTATCGGTCGCACTGCCCTCACCACGTTCTTGAGAAACCTTGGCCTCCCCTTTACTTACCGTTTCAGCGAAAGTTTTTGCTGAGGTGAAGAGAGCAATGTCCTTTTCATTGCTTTGATCGAGTAATCTTTCAAAGCCGAAATCAAATGTATGCCATGTACCTTTGTCATTCTTTTGTTTAACACTACTAACTCTGAATAATCCAGAGAACATAGGCCATTCAGCAGGGATCACGGAACGAATAAGAGAATTAAATTTCTTACTACGTTTGTATCCTGTTGATTTAAGAGTGATGACACAAGGACTACCTAACATACCGTTCGATGACTGTCCTCCTTCATTAACAACATAGACAAAATGATTGGCACATGTTTCAATGTAGTTGCCATTCTCTAATCTGTCTTTGTTTTGTCCATCACGAGTAGTCTGCGAAAGAATATCTGATGTAGCAGAATACACATTTATAGGAGCACTGCTTCCAGTCCCTATGTTTGCCCATTCTACATACTCTCTTGCAAAGCCACATGGCATAACGAGAATACCTTTATCCCCATCATCAATTGATCGTGACTGGGAAAC